TTTATTCGGGTTTACCCCACGCGCCCGGATGGGATTGAAAGTAGAAAAATCAGCCCCGAAAGAAAAGTCGTTCTTTGAAAAATTAATGGAGGAGGCCGCCGCCGATGCTTGACCGCGTTGCCCGATATATTGCCGACGTTAAATCGGGCCGGGTGTTATCCTGCAAATGGGTGCACCTGGCAATAAACCGGCATTTGAATGATTTGGAGCGGGCTAAAACGGACGCCTACCCGTATTTCTTCGATGAAAAACGGGCGCAATTGGTTTTGAACTTCATTACCTGTTTTCGCCACGTTTCCGGGGAATGGGCCGGGCAGCGGTTCGAGCCGGCAGATTTTCAGTGTTTCCGCTTCGCGGTGTTGTTCGGATGGAGGCACAAAGAGAGCAAGAAACGCCGGTTTCGCCGGGCATATTTGGAGGTGGCCCGTAAGCAGGGAAAGAGTTTTGAAGCGGCATTGGTGCAGATGATTGGCCTTATGATTGACAACGAAGCGCGGGCGGAAATATTCAGCGCCGCTACCACGCGGGACCAGGCTAAGATCGTTTTTGAAACGGCGCAAGACATGACGCGGCGATTTATAACGGACAACGACGGGTCAGGCCGAACATTAAAAGTAATGGCCCAAGCGATTGTCAACGATTCGACGGGGGGCAGAATAGCGGCACTTTCGAGCGATGCGCAAAAGTTAGACGGGCACAGCCCGCACATTGCCGTCATTGATGAGTACCACGAACACTCCACGAACAAGGTTTTAAAGGTCATGGAGACGGGCATGGGGGCAAGGTCGCAGCCACTTTCTTTCATTATCACGACAGCCGGGTTTAACATCGAAGGCCCATGTTTTAGGTTGCGCAAAACGGCGCAGCAGATTTTAGAGGGGCAAAAGGTAGATGAGACGTTTTTTACTTCGATTCATACGCTCGACGACGGCGACGACTGGAAAGACGAAAAAGTATGGATAAAGTCAAACCCAAATATCGGCGTTTCGCCATCGTGGGAGTTTATGCGGGCAGAATTTACAAAAGCGCTAAACGAAGGGTTCGAGGCGGAGGTGCAGTTCAAAACCAAGAACCTGAACATTTGGGTATCTGCCTCATCGACGTGGATACAGGATGAAAAGTGGATGAAGTGCCCAGAAATGCCGGATTTGACCGGGCGGAATAGTTGGGGAGGGCTTGACCTTGCGGAGATGTACGACTTTACCGCGTTTTGTGCATGCTTTCCGCCGCCGTCGCCCGATGGGGTGTATGCTTTCAAATGGTGGTTTTGGATTGCCGAGGAAAGCGCAAAGCAGATGAGTTCACGCGGGGTAAACGTGTACGATTGGGAGCGGGATGGGTGGATAACGATAACGCCGGGTAACGCTGTTGACCTTGACCGGGCCATTACTGACATATCAAAAATCGGCCCGGCAATTAACCTGCAAAGTATTGCCCGCGACCCTTGGGGGAGCGTAACAAACACCCTGAAAATGCTGGAGGTTGGGATGAAAATAACAGATTGCCGGCAAGGGTTCAGAACAATGTCCCCGCCGATGAAAGACTTTCAGAGGCTTGTGGCATTGGGGCAGGTGGCCCACGGGGGAAATCCGGTTGTGCGGTGGATGTTGTCTAATGTGGAGGTGGCCAGGGACCCGGCCGGAAATATTAAGCCTGACAGGAAAAGGAAGGAAAACAAGATTGACGGCATTGTGGCGGCTATTATGGCATTGGGCGAATCATTGACGCCCGTCACGCAGGGCAGTTATTTATTTGAACGCGAACCTTTAATTTTTTGAATGATAAAAATACTTGTACTCTACCCCCCGCAACTGGATAACGTCGGCTATTGGCGGCTGTTCCGGCCGTTGGATGTTATGCGAACGCTTTTCCCAGACTTTTTCGACATTACATACAAAGCCAAAGACTTGAATTTCGGTGACATCATTACAAGCGACGTAATTATCACCCGCCGCCCGGCCGGGCAATCCGCAGGCTACCATGTGGAGTTATTGCAGACGGCCAGGCAGCCAGGAATTGAAAAGCCGGTAATATTCGACGAAGATGATGCAGTAATGATGTGTCCACTCACCCACGAACTTTACGAAACGTTCGCCAAAAAGGAGACGCGGAAGCAGTATGTCGATGCTCTGAAATGTGCCTCAACGTTTTGGTTTTCTACGCCGGCATTTATGGAAAGCATACCGGCCATTTTAGGCGAAGCGCCGAACGTTCCGGGGTTTGTCATTCCGAACGCCATTCACCCGGACGACCTGCCCGACGAACCGGCACCCGACATGGGCCTATTCGGTTGGCAGGGCCGGAGCATACAGGCCCACGACCTTAACCACGGTTGGGATTGGTACGAAGCGAACAAAGAAAACCCGCTTATAAAGCAATGGGCATTTTTCGGATGGACACCCCCGCTGCGGAATCTGGAAAGGGACGCAGCGCCGCCGATACCGTACATGCCGAACGTGTATTCGTTTGTGGATTCATTCAAGAAAAAGCCTGAAATCGGGATGTTTGGCATTAACGCGATGTGGAAACCGTTGATTGAATGCCCGTTCAACGACCACAAAAGCAATATAAACTACCTGGTGGCCAGTATAGGAGGCGGGTACTGCATTACCAACTACGCCGGCCGTCCGGGATGGGAGTTTGCGTCTTCGGAGGTGCTGCCGTACTCGGACGCTTGCGAACTTTGGCGGGCAGCAAAGCAGGACATTATCAGCAGGTACAATATTCTTGAAACGGCGCGGATGCGGGCAGAAAGTATTTTGTCTTTAGTGCCACAATTTTTAAGCAAATGAGCAAAGAAAAGACAGCCGTTGACATTGAGGCGGATCGGATGGCTAATGAAATTGAATCATTAATGATGGATACTGGCAAGCCTAAAATGAATACCAGCATTGCAATTTCTTTTCTGTTGGTTGAGATAGCAAAAATTAAAGTCGCCTTAAAAATTGACGGGAAATGAAAGTTTGCATAATCTACTCCGGTTGGCTTCGCACATGGGACCGCTGCCGGCAGAACCACGAAACGCACCTGCTACCAGCGCCGGCGATGACGATTCATTACAGCGAATTTGACCACGACTTGCGGCCATACGCCCGCGAAGATTGGGAGCATTACCGCGAAAACAAAGCCCCCGAAACGGAGCCGGAAAACACGATGAACATGTGGCACAACATGTACGAGGCATGGCGCATGGCCCCGCCCGGCCTTGATTGTTACGTTCGCAACAGGTACGACATTATTTTCCACGGTGTTATCAATTTTGCCGATTACGAAATGACGCCGAACCGGGTTTATATCCCGACGGGGGGCGATTACCGGGAAGGAGTTAACGACCAATTTGCATTCGGGAGTTATACGGCGATGGAGGCTTATTTCGATGTTTATTACGACCACGCCGGGCACTTTGCGCAGGGACGCATGTTTCACAGCGAATCGTATCTACATTGGACCTTGAAAGACCGGGGAATTGAGATCGTCCGGATACCACAAACAAACGAAATTATAAGATGAGCACAAAAGCAAGTATTTTACTGACCCGCGAAAACGAGCATTGGTACGAGGATTGCGCAGAGCCGTTAAATGATGGCAATGATGCGATCACCCTTGAGTTTGACAAATCAAATATTAGGATTGATTGCAACGACAAGGACGACCTTATTTTCACAATTATAAACCCTGATTGTGATATGTACAAAGTCATTAAATCGCTTTTTGGGAACAAACAAATAAGAGAAATTACGGGGAATGCCTAAAAAAGCATCAAAACAGCCTAAAAACGCTACAAAATCGCCGCAATTCGAGCAAAAACACCTCACAGAGTTTGCCTTTTGCAATTTCTACTCTTTTTATGAGGAAATTGCCCGTTGGATACCCGACGGCGGGACATGGGTAGAAATTGGCCTTGCATGGGGCGAATCTTTCCGATGGGGAGTTTGCGCATGCCTGAACGAGGGTAAAAACGTCCGAATGGTAGGCGTAGACGCCTTCCCGGACGCATGGCACCATAACGGGACGCCGATGGAGCAGATGTTTCACAACCACATGCAGCCCTTTGCCGGGCATTACGAAACGATCAGGGCAGAGAGCAGCGAGGCGGCCGCGAACTTTGTCGATGGCGCGGTTGATTTTGTGTTCATTGACGCAAACCATACCGCCGAATTTGTACGGCGCGATGTGCTGGCATGGTTGCCGAAGGTTAAAAATGGCGGCATCATTGCCGGGCATGACTACAATGCCCCGCACGAAGTGAAACAGGTGGTTGACGAAATATTCGGCATTAAAGTTGTGCCTATTCCGTCGGACGACTTCGACGCCGAACACCGGCCATTTTATTCTTGGAAAGTTCAACTATGACAAAACACGCGCACATCGACCACACCGTGGAGGGTTGGTTCAATTTCAAGAACCTCTACACGGAAATTGCCGCTTGGATACCAGACGGCGGGACATGGGTAGAGGTTGGCGTTTACGCGGGCAAGTCGTTTTCATTCGGTCTTGTCGAATGCCTGAACCGGGGCAAAAAAATTGATATGGTTGCCGTTGACCTGTTCCCGGATGAGTGGATTTATGGAATGAGGGAAGACGGGTTGACCGTGTGGGATAAGTTCAATATTGGCATGGCCCCGCTCGACGGCCATTTCCGCATCATTCGCGGATTATCACACGAAGCGGCACATTCGTTTAAGGACGGCACGGTAGATTTTGTTTTTATCGACGCGGCGCATGACTACGACAGCGTAACAAAAGACATAGAAGCATGGTTGCCGAAAGTGAAAAAAGGCGGGATAATGGCCGGGCACGATTACGATGAATACTACACAAACGGCGTTGTCGCGGCTGTTGACGACGCCTTTGGCGACCGCGTGCAGCGGATTCAATCAGATGATGAGAAACATTTATTTTGCTGGAAAGTACAACTATGAACATACCAATACCAGATCGCTATGATTTTGCGTATTTCGCAAAAAAGTATTTTTTAAAGACCGGCCATGCCGCCGAAATCGGGGTGTTTGAAGGGGAGTTTTCGGCGCATAATTTGAATGAATGGATGGGCGCGTTTTCTCGTTATTGGATGATTGACACATGGGCGCACCGGCCGGATGGTACATACGACAAAAACGACGTTGACGCCGAATACTGGCAAGTCGTAAAAAACAAGGCGGCTAAAAACACGGAGTTTGGTAGTGGATACCGCTCGATAGTACAGGGGGATTCTGTTAGTGTTGCCCGCGAGTTTGCGAATGAAAAGTTCGATTGGATTTTCATAGACGCCGGGCACGATTACCGGAACTGCATAAACGACCTTCGCGCATGGTGGCCAAAACTACGCCCCGGCGGCCTGTTCAGCGGTGACGATTACGGGATAGGGGTAGAAGACGTTAAAATGGCCCCGCTTACGCCTGAACGGTTCGAGGCCAAATTTGGCGGCCTTGCAAAGGCGTACAATTGGGGCACGGCATCCGCCCTGCACGAATTTTGCCAGGAAACAGGCGCAAAACTAAATATCACATGGTTAAACGATAAACACGGCCCGGCATGGTACATAATGAAATAACGGTGGTCATCACCGCGCGCGGCGAAGGAACGCGAATGAAGGGCTTAAGCCCGCTGCCGAAACACATGCTCTACTTTGGCGGCAAGCGTATTATTGACTGTATCCGCGATTGTTTCGAGGGGTTTAATGTGGTCGTACTTGACGGGCCGCCGACCAAAAGTCGGGCAGAGACGTTGGAAGAATTGCGGGGAATGCAGAACGTTTTGATCGTTGATTGTGACATTATCCCGGACAAGAAAAAGATATGCTTTAGTGCTTTGTTGGAGCCGGAAGACTTAATATTTTTTTTCAAATCCCAAGAATCAAAATACGGCGGACTTTATATGGATGGCAATTCAAGGCTTTTAGAAGTCACCGAAAAAGGCGACGCCGCTACAAATTACCGTTCGTCTGGTGTTTATATTTTAAGAGACGTAGGCGCAACCATTGACCGCATGACCGACCCGAATAGCATAGCGTCCGGTATGATCGGGGCGCGAATGATTCGAGAGAACACATTTATCCGGGTAGGCGATACAGAGGACTATTTAAAAGCATTAAAATGAGCAGCAAAACAACAATTATACTAACAGCCGACAACGAACACATTTATTCTGATTGCAGCGAGCAGATAGAAACAATGGATGGAAGGCGTAAAGATGCCATAACCGTCGAAATCAGCCTTTCACATGCAAGGGTAGATTGTTTTGACGACTATGATCTTGTTTTTACGCTGACGGACCCCGATTCGGAGATATATGCCCTGTTTAATGGAATTGGCATGGCCAATAAACTACAAAAAGCGCTCGACCTTGCCATTGATCAAAATAATGCTATGAAAGCAATTGTTTCAGGCGTAATAGATAGTTTAGAAAACGGCGGGGACAGGAACGACGCTATTAAAAACCTTGAATTTGCATTAAAATAAATACAAATATGCTAAAAGGTGAAATTTACTTTATATGCTCCATTCTATCGTTCGGCGGGGTGTTGTTTGGCCTTGGATTCGTCGGCGTGCATTGGTATGTCGCGTTACCTATTGCTTTAATCCCGTCGGTATATTTTGTCCGCAAGTCGGCAGAATGGGCGGAAAACCTTGAGAAAAAATGATAGTTGTTGTTGACTTCGATAATACACTCGCTTTGGGCAATTACAGCCACATTAGCCTGCTTGCGCCGAACCGGCCGTTAATCCAGCGGTTGCAGGAGTTACGGGCAAATCAGCCTATGACGGTTATTAAGATCGTAACGGCCAGGGGCGGCAAAGCCGGATTGTCGGACGACGAAAAAGAGGCCAGGTATGGCAAATTAATCCGGGATTGGTTGAAAAAATACGCGGTTCCGTTCGATACGTTGTCGTTCAAAAAGGAGTATGCAAATTTGTACATCGACGATCAAACAATCGGACCACACGACCATTTTTCGGGGGATGTGTCTACGTTCACTGGCAACCGTGTTATTTTCACGGATAAGACGGTAATTAAGTTTGCCCCGTCGGCACTGTTTGAGTTCGAGTGGCACAAAGAGGCGCGGTTGTTGGGGTTTGATGTTCCGGCCGTTTTATTTGCCAATGATGAGTGCATAATTACGGAGCGTATAACGGGGTGGGCAAAGCCATCTGCCCGACATTTTATTGACGTGCTTTTCGATTTTCAGTTTACGCCAAAACAGGACACGAATGAATACAAAACCTACCTTGACAATATCCCAAAAATTGAACAGTCAACGGTTAAAACGCTGGATTGTGTGGCGAAACTTGCGAGCATGGCGCACGATGCGACGTTTTTTCACGGCGACCTAAGCACGACAAACGTCCTTTGTGTTGGCGAAACGCCGTACCTGATCGACCCGAACTGTAAACACATCTTCGGTTCATATTTGACAGATGCCGGGAAAGCCGTATTTTCGTTGATCGGATACGAGGCGCAATACCCGGAGGCGAAAAAGATTGTTGACCACTTTGGGCCGGAGGTGTGGTATTTTGCGGTAGCAGAGGGATTGCGGGTTTGCAAGTATCAGCCGAAATATATTAGTATAGTTAATAATATTGCGGACTTAATCGAATAACATGATTCTGCCTAAAGACTTCTTTGCCGTGTACGGGGATAACCTAAGCGCAACTGGGAATCCGAAGGAGGCGTATGACCTTACGGAAAAGGAGTTTTCACGGCGCTACAATGCGACCACGAGCGAAGATGTTGTTTTTAGGCGGTTCAAAGACTATGAAAGTTTTACGGCCGCTCACCGGAGGTACAAGGTATCCGGGATGCCGGAGTTTGTAAAAATTAAAATCATTTTGGTAAACGGAATAAAATAATACCGAAACCGAAATCGGATAACGCCCACCTAAAACCCGCCATTTGGCCCGATAGTAGCCCAATTTTGCAAGGAAATGCAAATAGGCGGTTACGACATCGGGTTTTTTTATGCGCGCAAAGTAAAGCAGCCGCAACAACAGCGCGGGGTAAACCTCACCAACCCCGCAGTAGCCGCGTCCTTTGGCCTGATTGATTACAGCCACAGCGGCACCATCGTTTCACAGGAAGAAATACTTGGCATCCCGCCGGCATGGTCGGCTATCCGCTACATTTCGGAGGGCATTGCCAGTTTAGGCAGGGGTGTTTTCACGCGGCAAGCCGACGGCGACGTTTTCCCAGACCACAACAGCCCCGTTTCATACCTCGTTGACGGGCGTCCCCATCCCCACTATTCCATGTTCGACTTTTTGCAGGCGCTCGTTTCAAACGCTTGCATGGGGAACGGCTACGCCCGCATTCACTTCGACCCGACAACGGCCAGGCCCTACGCGCTGGAATTGATACCACAGGAAAACGTCGCCGTTGTCTACGCGAACGACGGGCAACTTTTCTACCACGTTTCAGGGGTGCTGGATAACCGGGCGATCAACGTCTACCTGCCGGAAACGGAAATGCTGCACATTAAAGGCGTGACGTTCACCGGGTTAATGGGCAAACGCCTTTCGCTGGTACACGCGGACGCCTTTTCAATTGGCGTAAACTCGCAGGAATACACAAGGGCGTATTTTGCTAAAGGCGCTACTGTTGGTGGGTTGATTACCTACCCGAATATGCTTGACGATAAGCAATACAATCGGGTAAAAAAGACGATTAGTGAAAATCATTTGGGAGGCAAAAATGCCGGTTCCGTGATGGTTCTTGACGCAGGGGCCGACTTCAAAGCCATGCAGGCAGGGCCGGAAAACTCCAAAGTGATCGACTTTCGCAACCTGTCCACCGTCGAAGTATCGCAGATTTTCAAAGTGCCTTTGCACCTGCTCTCCCAGTTGGACCGCTCCACGTTTTCCAACATGGAGCAGCAAAACCAAGATTTTGTTGTGCATTGCCTACGCCCTTGGGCAAAGAAGATCGAAGAAGAGATCAACAGCAAACTTTTCACTACATCCGAAGCGCGCACACGCCGCCGATTTTTCGCCTTTGACCTTGACGCGATGATGATGGGCGACATGCAAGCGCAAGCGGCGTTTTTCTCAAGCGCCATTCAAAACGGGTGGATGACGCCGAATGAAATCAGGGCAAAGAAAAACATGAACAAAATTGAAGGGGGCGATACCCTTTTCATTCAACAAAATATGGCCCCGATGGACATGTTAGGGGAAATCCTACAAGGCAAAAACAATGGGCAAGAAAACACACAAACGTCGCAAACGCAGCAATCAGCAACCACCGATGACACGGACACGCAAAGCAGCACAACAGCCACAGACGGCATCGCCGAACAGCCAGCAGCAAGCGCCTGAAAACCGGATAGGCTTGCAAATGCGGGCGGCATTCAAGCCAGGCAGCATTAACGCCGACGAGCGCACCGTAGAGGTGACGTTCGGCAGCGATAAGCCCGTGCTGATGTACACATGGGAGTACGGGCCGATTAACGAGGAACTTTCGTTCGACTCGGCACACGTCCGCATGGACCGCCTGAACAACGGTGCGCCCGTCCTGGACAACCACGATGCATACGGTTCCGTATTGGATACCGTTGTCGGGGTTGTTGAAAAGGCATGGAGCGACGGCAAAAAAGGATACGCAAAACTTCGCTTTGCCAAAACCGACAAGGGAGACAAAATGCTTGAAATGGCCCGCGACGGCATCCTTCAAAACGTTTCGGTGGGATACGCGGTGCATAAATACAGCCGCTCCAAAGCCAAAGAAGAAGGCAAGTTGGACAACTACCGCGCTATCGACTGGGAACCGCACGAAATAAGCATGGTAGCCGTTCCGGCTGATTTTGACGCGAAGGTACGCAGTCTGGCCGGGCCGGACAATTCACTGACCATCGAAGACGAAACAGGCACGACCGAAACCCGAAGCGCCGACATGTACGGCATGGATGTGGAAGAAAATAAAGGCCAGATCGAAGCCGCCACGGAGGCTATCAACGAACTGAATGAAGAAATCGAACATTGCAAAATGTGTTCGGAACAATACCCTGAAAACGCGGACTTGTACCAGGCAGCATCCGACGCGCACAAAGCCGCCATTTCGGCCTATCTGGAAATAATCGCCGCCGTGAACGGGCAGCGGTCAACCGACAAAGACATTATCAACCAGCGGCGTTTACAGGCGAAAGCCTTAATAGCCCGTTTTCCAAACAAATAACAAACAAACACTATGCAAACAGCACAAATGCTGAAAGCCAAACGCGAAGAACGGGCGGCGGCGCTGGACAAGGTAAAAGCGCTAAGCAGCAAAATCGAAAACCGCACATGGGCAGAAGACACCGACGGGCCGGCGCTTGACGCCGCTCAAAAGGAACTTGAGGCCCTGGAAACCGAAGTTCGGCGACTGGAAAACCTGTTGGACATCGAAGCGCGCAGCGCCGGGTGGCAATCCAGCACGACCACATCCAGCCCCGTTACCGTCAACGTCATCGAAAAGCGCGGCGACAACGTTGAAGACGTGAAAAAGCGCTACCACTTTGCCGACGCAATCCGGGCGCTGCAAAGCGGCAAACTTGAGGGCTTGGTGAAAGAAATGCACGAAGAAGCAACAGCCGAAGCAAACACGGTTGGCTTGCGCGACTTCGGAAAAGGCATCATGATTCCGTCTTTCATACAGCAGCGCGCAAGCGCCGGATTCCACAAACGGGACATGAGCACGACCACGACCGACGGCGGGTACACCATCGCCACGGAAACCGGGCAACTTATTCCGTACCTGGACCCGCAGGGCGTTCTTTCCCGCTTGGGTGTTCAATTCCTGCCGGGTTTGGTTGGAAACATCGACTTCCCGCGCAACGATGGAACGACGACCGCCGTGTGGGCCGCCGAACAGGCCGCTTCGACAGAGAGCAACCCGACTTTTGACCGCGTGCAAATGTCTCCGAACCGCCTGACCGCTTGGAGCGACTTTTCGACGCAGTTGATGCGCCAAAGCAATATCAACATCGAAAACTTTGTCCGTGACCGCCTGATGAAAGCCCGCGACAACGCCCTTGACGTTGCAGCCCTGACCGGCGGCGGCGGCACGACGCCTACCGGCATTACCGGCGTATCCGGCGTGAACGTTATCACCATCGCCGCTTCGCCTACATGGGCCAAAATTGTCGATTTTGAAACGCAAGTTGCCACGGACGACGCCCTGAATGACGGCAGCGTTGCCTACCTGACCACGCCAGGCGTTGCCGGTATCCTGAAAACCGTTAAGCGCGACGTAGCGGGCAATGGGTTCATTTGGGAAGGCAACAACATTGGCACAGGCTCTATCAACGGATACCGTGCCATTACGTCTACCCTTGTCCCGACGGGCAGCGGTGGGCACTACATGTTTTTCGGCGATTGGAGCCGTTTGAAAGTCGGCCAATGGGGCGGCAGCGAGTTGATGCTCGACCCGTATACCGGCCTGACCACGGCAACCCTTCGCGTAGTGCTGAACACCTGGCACGACATCGCCGTGGAGCAAGGTAAAGCCTTCGCCTATTCGGCAACCGTTCACCCGTCCTAATCAGAACGCGCAATGACGATAGAGACAACAACGCAACCGGCCGCCGAGCCGCTGGACATTCAGGAAGTGAAAACTTTTTTGAATGTTACCAGTAATGACCACGACGCTATGATCGAGTTATTCGTGAAGATGGCGCGGGAATGGGCGGAGCATGTCACCGGGCAGGCGTTGTTGTCTCAAACCGTCAAGCAGTATTGGGACGAATGGCCCGAAGGCGTTTTCGACCTGGGCAAAAGCCCGGCAACGTCGGTTACTTCAATTCAGTACATCGACGAAAACGGCGCTACGCAAGCCTGGGCGGCAACGAATTACACGGCAGACCTGAAAAGCACACCGCCGCGAATTTTCCCGACCGAAAACGCAGATTACCCGGCATTGGGCAAATATCCTAATGCTGTTATCTGCACATACGTCACCGGCTACGCGGCACCGCTTAACGTGCCGGCTCGAATCAAGGCGGCGATGTTGCAGGTAATAGCCTTCTTGTACGAAAACCGGGAAGACATACCCGTTAACGGTGTTGGCGGTTCTTACCGGGTCCGTTCGGCGGAGGCGATGATTTTCAACAACCGTATCCGGATCGTGTAATGGAAAACCTGTCTAAGATTCTGCCCGACATTGCCGCGCTGGATACGAAGGTTGAACTTCAATCCTTCACGACGGCAGCCGACGCTTACGGGGGATTGACAAAGACATGGACAACATACGCAACCGAATGGGCACGAATCGAATACAGCGCAACCGGCAGCGGGGAGGATTACGACGGACATATTAATCTGTCTGTTTTGCGGATTCAGTTTACGATTCGCTGGCGCGATTCTGTTACGGTGAAACACCGGGTTTTGTACGACAGTGAATACTACGATATTAGGAAAATAGAGGTATTGGGCCGCAGGCGGTTTTTGTTAATAACGGCAGATAAAAAATTGTAAAGCGATGGCAAATAAGAGTTTGGAACAAGAAATAGCGATACTTCAAAAAAAGTTATTCGCCATTTCTGACACGGCAAAAAAGCAGTCTCAAAACGCTTTTAAGCAAGCCGCACCTATCCTTATTTCCGCCATTCAGGGCCGAGCCGCAGAAAGCGAAAAATCGCACTATCGTTACAGCACGCCGAAAATCAGCAATAAACTACGCGCCCCTAACGGCATGGGTCGCATTGTGGCAACGTACATGCCGGGAAACCTAAAGCGATCAATCAAGGCGCTTATTTTCCGGCGCTCGGCGGCAATATTCG